GGAGGGGAATTCCCCTCCCTGGTACCTAGGATAGGAACAGATAAGGAGGTGGGTCGCAATCTTCTATTTACCCACGAGGAACACTCACCACCTCTTATCGTTACTACTTGTCATTACAGAGAATCGCTTTACGCTGCTCTGTTGGAAGTGGGAACCACAACGCGGACGGTTGAACCGAGATCACTTTGATCAAAGCATCTCGATATCGATTGACTGTTTTCAACGAATGTCTGTTGTCATAACAGACGATCAGTTCCAACGTTCCTGGTTGTGGTAATTTGCGAGCATATTCTGCTACCGATACTGTTGACAACCCATCGCGAATCGGTACGTGCACCAAGTACACAGACTGCAACGAATCGATGGGTTTGTTCGTCACCGGGACAAGCGTGACTCCGGATCTATCCACTTTTGATAACTCGACGGGATGCGTCACCATGGGGTGCTCTTCATCCCACTGTTTACGATTCAGATATGACTCCACTAGGTTCCTGTAGCGTTCAACTACATCTTGTTCCAAGAGAGTTCCTACTTCGATCGGTTCATATGGAACCTCCTCTCGCTTCTCCGTGCAATAAAGCTCGATGATCGGCGAGTCTCCTTTTAATCGAAGTTGTAAGACATCGGGGTCCTTTTCTTTGTTCAACGCTGAATTCAGTTTCGCAGTATCGATCACTCCCATCCGATTGAGAATCGGAAATCGGTTGATCAACATATCGCGAATCTCCGTATTACGGAACGTCACTTCGTGGATGGCGTGTTCCATACTCGGAATGTAAGTCAGCATCGCTTCTGGTGTTATATTGGTAAAATACCAAACTCTGTTGTCACCGTAACCGAACAGTGCGTACGGCATACGTCTGGCGAACAGAGAAGAAAAGTATCTCTGAATCGTCGTTTTCAAAAGTTTCTTATCGTCAGCCATGTTTAATTTCTCCCAGCAGTTATACAGTAGTGCGGTGGCGTAGAATTTAATCCAATGCGATTCTCTTACTGAGAAATCGGCAAAGATTCGATCGGTGTTCCGATGTTTGCAATGATTCTCTCGATGAGATCCGTTGCAGCTCTTATTTCGGATACATTTTGATCGAATATCTGCATATGATCGGACGAATCATCCATAATCAAATGCCTCGGTTATCATCTACTCCATTCCGTTCTATATAACGGGGGAAGAGAATTATTTTTTAGTGGAATAACGGCTGACGAAGTCCTGATCGAGGACGCTCTTGTATTCGATCAAGATCACATCGATGGTGGATTCGATGGTCCGAATGAGGTTGTCGCGAAGTTCCCATCGCAGTTTGTCGTACACCTCAAAGGCCTTCTGATAATCCGTGATCAGCTGAGATTCTTCGGGAGAAAAGCCGACGTTCTCAACTGAGCCGATCCACTGCAGATCTCCCATGGTCTGCTGAGTGATTTCATTGATGAACTCATATCTCACATCCCAAGGAGTCTTGATCCGGAGTCGTTCACTCTTGATATAGCCCATGACGTATTCCAGTTCATTGACCGTGATTTCACCACGATCCATACCGGAACTCATGAACTTGCCGACTTGTTCGGCGCAAGCCTCCCGACTATCCGCCTTACCGGTTTCCATCAGGTACTGGGCATACAGGATGGCCAGTTCAGCGAATGCCCGACGACTGACCATACTTGTCATCGCTGCACTCGACTCTGGTTTACCCAGCGGTTTCGTGTCGTCGATGATAGTATCTCCCAATTCCGGTAACGGTGCCGCTTCGGAATGCATTCCGAGGAACCGATTTAAAAGCTTGAACATATTGGTATCTCCGTGTGTTGTTAGTGTTATGCAATTGACGCTTGGACGTGAAGACAAGCTATATCATGGTCTGAACAAGATGAAGGGAAATAGCGGTATATATTACAGATATGAAGAGATTAAATAATAAATTTGTTCATCATGAGATACTGTATGAACAATCTTAACCAAGGAGGACGCACGATATGTCACGACCTTCATTGCCTAAATCGTACGTCGACCTGATGACAACTTACATCAGTCGAAAATTCCCTATGTTGAGCAGGGAAGAGGCGAATCAATATGTACGAGATGTGGCCAAATCGAAATACCAACCGAAAACGATCATCCATGTTGAAACAGTTCGGTATGGAGAAACTAGGATCGTAGCAGAAGATCTGGCGATCTACTACGAACGAAAACGAGACATGATCATGTCTCCTAGCGGTAGTGTTTATCTACCAACAGATCAAAAGATCGGTATCGTAACCCAGCTTGTAACTGACCAGCTGAAACGTCGTAGTCAGCACAAGAAAGCGATGCTACAAGCAAAAGCAGTTGGTGACACTACTACGGAGATGCAACACTACTTCGCTCAGACGACGATCAAGATCAACGTGAACTCGTTACCTGGTGGCATGGGTTCTATGTACAACGTGTTCTATGACAAAGGAAACTACAACTCTATCACCTCATCAGCACGTGCTCTCATCGCTCAGGCATACACTACAGCTGAGACTGTATTGGGTGGAAATTTCGCATGGTTCTCCGAGGAAGAACTGATCAATCACATCATGATCCATATCACCGATGGGATCGACCGTGATAAACTCAGAGACATGATGAATCGACATCATCTGAGATGGCCAACACGTGTCGAACTTTATGAGTTCTATCGTAAGACGATCCAGCAGTATCATCCGTCCGATCAGATCCCTCGGGTAAAAGAACTGATCAACACGATGACAGCGGAAGAAGTGGCGTTCTTCTGGTATTTTCAGAATCTCAGACATCTGATCTGGGGTAACGAGAATATCTTCCGTCCATGGTTGAACGATCTCTTCGATCTTACGAAGATAGAGATGCGATCTGATGTTGTTCCTGACGATCTATTCAAGATCGACAAAGATCTCATCGCCGTGATCGCTGTATCATTCAACGAGTTGTTCTCAACCGATGATGATACCATGCAGGTGTACGACTTCCCGTCTAAGCGACCTGACTTAGCGAAGAAGTTCGTTTCCATTGCGCATTATGTGCAAGAGCAACTCGATGGGATCAGAGATCTGTTCGATATGTTCATCTACACTAGATTGAACACACCGCGGATCAATCTGAAGAAGCACATGTTCCGAAACACTGTGATCTTATCTGATACCGACTCAGTGATCTTCACTGCGAAGGATTGGGTGGAATGGTACACCGGAGACTACTTCAAACTGACGACGAAGACTTACCAAATCTCAAGTTGTGCAATCTACTGGCTGACCAAAGCGATCTCGCATTGTTTGGCTAAATACAGTGTCGCACATGGAGCAACTGGTGAGTTTATCAAGATCATGGAGATGAAGAATGAATTCCTCTACCCAACGATGATCGTGTACTCAATCAAGAAAACCTACGCTGGACAGATCAAGATCCAGGAAGGTGTCATCTTGAACAAATTGGCTACCGACATCAAAGGAGTTCAGCTTCGTGGTTCTGACGTGTGTGCAACAGCAACCAAGTTCGTGGAAGACTTCCTTGTCAAACACGTTCTGGAGAAAGCCAATGGCAGACTTTCTGCTGCAGAGCTGATCGGAACAGTGGTCAAGTTCGAACAACAGATCCGGAAGTCAGTACTTGATGGTGAAACGGAGTTCTTCAAGATGTTGTCGATCAAGATGGAGAGAGACTACGCGACTCCAACGTCGAGTAATTATTTCTACTTGATGGCGTGGCAAGAGATCTTCGCACAGAAGTACGGAGATATCCAGCCACCGACCAAGACAGCGATCGCATTCCTGTATCCACCAACGGAACAGTATTACACGATGCTGGAGGACATGGACAAGAGACTGGCTAAGTCTGCAAGAGAGTTCTATCTCAAGTACAAGAGACATCCTGCCAGCATCTGTATCAATCCGCAGTTGGATCGAGTGCCAAAAGAACTGATTCCGCTGATCGACATTCGTTCGATCATCTACCACAACGTGAAAGCGTTATATCTGACTCTGACCCAACTTGGAATATCGGTTGGTTCAGATGACAAGAAACTCTTATTGAGTGACTTGTACACAGAAGATGGAGTTATGGTAATCTAATCACTTACACCTACTAGGAGACTTGATGTCTCCTAGTAGGTTGTTTCATCATTGCTTAGGAGGTCGAAATGAAAACCAACTTCTTTATTCAGGACAACGTTGTCAAGAAGAAACGAGTCAAGAAACCCAAGAAAACACCCAATCGTGTTGTTGTTGCAGGACCGAATGACCCTGTAATCAAGAGATTGTTGAAGAGAGGTCTTAAGAATATCCTTACACTCCGGTGTGAGTATGTTCCTGGAGCTGCTTTAACCTTGGAGTCGAGAACCAAGAATGAAGGTATTCGTCCGCAGATCACGATCTCTCAACTTACACTGGTCGGTACTTGCACTACAAGTAATTTCATGTCAACGATACTGACACCCTCCGATATCATACTGAATGTTCGGACGTGGTATCGTAACGATGACATGAGTTCTCTCGGAGGACAAAGCACAATCACGATACCTTTCCTTCATAAAGAAGCGGCTCAAATAATCGGTAAGACTCAAGTTCCTCTGTCTTACATGGAACTCGGACAATTCATGTCACTCAAGTACATGAACTTCGCACAACAACGTTCTTGTGGTATCGATCTGATCAAAACCGACATCCTGATCGACCGTGCAGAATACGCTATTGTATTCGATGGAAGAGAAGAGAAATTCACATTCTACAGATCCTTCCAAATACCCAATTATCTACCCATCTGGGTAGAGGTACAGGAAGTATCAAAATCACCCCTGAAACCATTCAAACATCAAGCTATAGCTTGGTAAAATAGGAGATAAATGAGATGCTTATTAAATCAGTCATAAATCCGGAATCGGTCTTTAAGACTCAAATCAACATGTGTTCTCCGGAATTCAGAGTGAGTCATTTCGATCCCTGTGAAGAAGTGACTCGTGACCAGGTTCTGGACTGGGTCAAACGATACGTGAAAGACTTCCCTACATTCGCTCCGTTGGATCTCAAGACGGTTCTTATCCGTACGGATGAAAGTCACTACCGGGTTGATTATGTGGCGAAGTACGACGGCAAGAAGTATTCCGATCACTTGATGATCTGGGAGTTCTACCAGGAGAAGATGGTACTTCGGTACAAGTCTTTGCGATTCTGCAATGAGATTCACAATTTCGAGAAGTATTGTAAAGAATTCAAAGAAGTGAATCCAGATTTTGCGGATGATGTGAATGCCGTACAAAAACGAGACGCACTCTTCGGATACATTCTTTTCATCAACAGGTTCAACCTCTTCGAAGTATGTGAACGGAAACGCGATACCAACTGGTTGATCGAGCTCGATGAATTCTTCGATCTCATTCTTTCGATCAGTTTCGAAGAAGACCGTATTCACTTCATTGCATCTCTTATTTCGAGATTTCCGGATCGCGAAGCGATCGAAGCGATGGATATCGTAACTTTCACGGATAAGATTCCTTCCAATGAGTCCTTAGCGACCTATTACACGGAAGGAATGAGATACGTGGTTACCGGAGTTCCTTGCAATATTCGGCGGTCATTCGTGCAACATCTCAACTGGTTCGTTCAGCTGACTGGTATGGAAAAGTACGATGAACCGTATTCCACCACCTTGTACGGAGACCCGTCGGTATTTATCGAATATCATCCTCCCAAAGCTGGGTCGAAAGATTCCACAATCTCCATCGAAAGTCTGCTCGGTGTTCATCGACTCACCTGGGAAATCTCTGGAGAAGTAGATCCCAACAAGATCTACTATTGTCTGCCCACTGAATTCAACAAAGGAGAAACCATTTGATTTATAGAGAGCAATTGTAATAACTACTAGAAGGGAGAGGAGCACATGCTCCTCTCCCTTCTAGCTTTGACTTTATTTTTTGTAAGATATGGCAACCTCGCTAAGATTCGAACTTAGACTAACTGGATCAAAACCAGTTGTGCACACCATTACACCACGAGGTTGTACCTAAGCATTAACAGGATCGTTGCGGAAGACCAAACTAATCTGCCGTACGATTACACAGTCTTCCAATTGATTGACGATCACCTGGACACGCTGTTCCTCGGTCGGTTCGCACATAACGTCCCACCAGAGGTCCGGTGCAAATGCTTCCAAGGAACAAGAGATAGCGTTTGTCAAGTCTTCCAGGAGTTGTTCGGTAGGTTCGGACAATCCGATTGTCTCATTCCATGCATCACACATGATGAGCTTGACAGCCGTTTCCATAAATCCAGGAATCAGCTCACGGAGAACCCGATTTGTCAATTGATCTGGAGGAATCATGATTTCACTCCGCTTGAGTCGGTTCTTCCTTCTTCGGCTGAGTAACCTCGAGTACTCCCTGCTCGACGAGCTGAGTGATCATCTTCTGCATGTTGGAAAACGCCGCAAGGAAATCCTTCGGAGTCATGACGATCCGGACAGGGACGAAGATGCCCATGTTCTGAACACCGTCCTGTCCTTCTGCCGGAACAGCGGTTTCCGGTTTGATGGCAACGAAATCCATGCGCATGACATTGCCATTGAAATGGATCTGGCCGAGTCCATCAGCGAAGACTCGATCAAAAA